GAATGGAACACCTCTGCGTTAAAATTAGCACTGCGGTGCGGATTTGTCGAGGAGGGTAGGATTAGCAAGGCTTACCGTAGAGATGGTGTAGATCGGTCTATGGTAATGATGGGGAGAGAATAATGTCGTTTATAACTAATGCAATTGGTAGTGTCTTAGGAGATTTGACAGGGGCTAATCAACAGGCTCAAGCTGCCCAATCCGCTGCCCAAACTCAGGCAAATGCAGCAAATTATGCTGCCAACCTACAAAATCAGCAATTTCAAACAAATCAGCAGAATTTAGCACCTTATATGTCATTGGGGGCGGCTGCAATTCCACAACTAATTTCAAGTCTTGGATATACTCCTCAAACAAATTCATCTGGTCAATTGACTGGATTAAATGGTCAAGGATTTCAGTTTAATCCCTCTAATTTGGCTCAAACTCCTGGGTATCAATTTACTTTAAACCAAGGTCTTCAGCAGTTACAAAATGCAAATTCATCGACTGGACAAAATCTTTCTGGGGCGCAACAAAAGGGAATGTCTAATTACATTACTGGATTGGCTAATCAAACATACAACCAACAATATCAAAATGCTTTATCCACATACAACACAAACGCTGGATATTTAAGCGGATTATTGCAAACCGGTCAAAACGCTGCTGCCGGACTTGGCACAATGGGTATGCAAAACGCACAAAACGTAGGTAATACCCTAATGGGTGGAGCAAATGCAACCGCAGCAGGGCAAGTTGCAGCAGGAAATACTCAATCTAATGCTTTAAATAGTTTAATGCAATTAGGACTAGGTGGAGCAGGAATTTATTCTCTTGGTGCTAAATCGGGAATGAATACTGCATTATCAAATGCAGGGTCTAAGTTATGGTCTGGATTAACTGGTTTAGGGGGCGCAGGAGGTGCTGCAACAGACGCATCTGTTTATGGTATGAGTCCTGATATAGCTGCATTAATCGGTTTAGTTTAAGGATAAAAATATGCCAATAGATGCCTCAATAATCCCTACAAAACAAAACATTCCCGATTTCGGTGGTTTTGTGAATAATCTTATGAACTTGCAAAAGAACAATATTGCAGTTCAACAAGGCAATTTGCAATTACAACAACTTCAGCAAGAAATTGATTTAAACAAAGCATCTTCCAAAGCTATCCAACAAAACACGGACGAAAACGGAAATGTAAATATTCCTGGTGTTATTAGTATGCTTTCAAAGTCTCCAGAGGCAGCGACTAATTTAGCACCAACAATTACATCTTTACTTGGTCAACAAGGAACTCAACAAGAAAATATTAGCAAACAACTAGGAAATTTGGTTCAAAAGAACACTATTTCTGGTCAGCGTTTGGGTGGATTGGTTCAAAAAATTGATAAAGGTGGTTTTGTAACTCCTGAAGAACATGCAAAAGAACTAGGTTCTTTGATTGCTGAAGGTGCATTAACTCCAGACGAGGCTCTTTTACATTTAAGAATGGCCCCTACTCCAACTGGAGACAAAAAGAAAGATCAAGAGGCTTATCACAACTTTATCAAACAAGAGCATTTTGCAACAATATCCAATGCGGATCAGCTAAATAAACTTCTTGGCACTTTACAACCAGGCGCAAACGGTCAACCGGCATCTATTTACGACCCTATTACTGGCACATTTAAGCCTGTACAGTACGCAAATCCTAATCAAGCACAACCGCAGACTAACTTAGCTCCTGGCGCATCTGGTACACCTTCTGGACAGTTTCCTAGCGCACCTCCACAAACTCAAGACCCAGTGGCATCTCAATTGATGTTCCCTGTTCGTCAACCTGGAACTAATTACGCACCATTGCCAAATGAGGACACAAAGACCCAAGAAGGCGGTCAATACGTCAGTGGATTGATAGATAGAAAGAAAAACCTTGTCACAGACCGTAGAAACTTGGATGAAATGCTCAAACAAGTTGAAAAGGTCAAAGAGGAAACAATGCGGATTCCAGGCGGTGATTTGCCTGTAGTTGGTGGTGCAGTCAATCTTGCAAATAAAGGAATTCGATACGCAAGTAGCATGGTTGCAGATCCAAAGTATCAGCAATTGTCAAAAGACATTGCAAATATGCAGATATCCAATCTAAAAGCTGCCGGTGGTTCAATGGATACGGTTGCAGGACAGGCTTTACAGGCTCATGCAAACGGAAGTGAAGTCTATGATCCAGATGTACTCTTAAACATTGGAAGACGAGCAAAATCAGACATGAAGAATCTTGATCTTCAAACGGACGCAGCAACCAAGTTTATTAAGCGTTATGGCGCAAATAACATGGACACATTTAAGAAGATCTGGGGTGATAACGCAGACAGTAAGTTATTTGAAATGATGAATCATCACGAAGATAAGACAATGACGGATGAGCAGAAAAAGCAGAAACGTGATGAATTAGCCGGTATAACTCCTGGAATGTCTGCTGAGAAAAAGAAAGAACTATTAAAAGAATTTAAAGACAAGCACGAAGTTATTCAAAAATTAGTTAACACAGGCGGTCTGTAATGGGAACATTTGCTGATTTTCTTGATGACGTTGAGACTGAAAAGCCTCAATCTAAGAATGTTCCTGCACCGATCAGGAATAACAATCCAGGCGCACTCATGCCTGGTGGAAAGTTGGCACAGTACAAAACTCCAGAGGAAGGACTTGCAGCACTTGATAAGAACTTAGCAAGTTACGGAAAAAAAGGTGTAAGCACTTTAGCGGATGTAATCTCTAAATGGGCACCTCCTAATGAGAACGACACAAATGCTTATATTGCTCACGTTGCAAAAGTTGCAGGACTTGATCCAAATCAAAAGATTGATTTAAGTAATCCGTTGATTCGTCATCAAATATCTGCCGGAATTGTTCAGCATGAGAATGGAACTAAAGCCATTTATCAACCGTCTGCACAAGTCAAATCAACTTCCTCAGACTTTGCCAGTTTCTTAGAAGATGTAGGAGAAACACCAAGTCAAGCTAAATCGGTAGCTCCAGTTGTCCAACAAGCCCCACAAGTAACTCAGACTGCGCCAGTCGTTCAAGCTCCTGCAAGACAGATGAACGCAGGGGAAAAGATGTATCAAAACAGAATCAATGCCTTAAAAGACTTAGGTATTGGTCTTTCATCATTGGCAGATGTGACAGTTGGTGGGGTACTTCCTGCTGTTGCCGGTCAAGTTACTTATCCAGTAGCTAGATTTTTACAACAAACCCCTGAACAGGCTCAAGCCACAACTGCTAAGGTTACTGATGCTCTTGAGAAACCTTTTGGTAAGGCTTTTGGAGTTACCGAAACTCCTGCTTATAAGAATGAATTGTCTCAAAATGCTCTAAACTTTATTGGTGAGAATATCAATAAAGGGGCGCAGTATATATCCGAGAAGACAGGAATTCCAACTGGGGACGTTCAAAGTTACATTAATTCTTTGACTTTAGCAGCCGGTAAGCCTGTAGGTCAAGCAATGGGTAAAGTTGGAGGTGCAGCATTAAATCAAGGTGCTAAGTTAGCCCAAGAGTTTAAAGAGGTTACAACTCCTCCAATGAAAACTGAAATTGCCCAACCTAGCGAGGTAATGGCAGGATCAACAGGCGCAGCAAAGACAACCACAAACCCCTATCCTAAGTTTACTGGTCAAGAAACTGGTAAGGGTGGAGAGTTCCCAATGGTGAAACTTTCCAACATTTCCAAAGATGTATCTCCTAAAGAGCAACAAACCAGAGCGCAAATTGCAACCGAAATCCTTGGGGACAAAGATGCGGTTAGAACTGGTGTAATTACAGGAAATGAAGACACTTTAAGAAACGAGCACACCGAGGCTAAATCTTCTAATCAGACTCCCAAGGCTCAAGTTCTTAGGGATCAACTGGCTAGAGAGCAAAATGCTTTGTCAAATTATGCTCAAGATCGTATTAAAAATACTGGAGCAAGTCAAACCCTAACGTCTGATTACGAAAGAGGCCAGGCAATTAATGATGCCTTTGCCGGTGATCAAGGATTGACTGGATTCTTTAAGACTGCCAAAAATCAGTTATATGACGAGGCAAAAACAAAAGTTGGAGAGAATCCGATTAAGACAGGGCATGTTGATACTTTGCTTAACAACGAACAATTTAGAGCCGGTCTTGGATTAAAAGGCAACGAAGGAGTTGCATCTAGTGCTGAAAAGCTAATTAATTTGGCTAAGACTATTGGATTTGAGGATGAGTTTGGTAATAAATATGCTCCAAACACTATTGGCGCATGGGATGCAGTTCGCAAATCTTTAAATTCAGAATGGACAAAAGATAATGCGTCAGTGATTAGAAAGATTAACACTGCTATTGACAAAGATATAGCAGGGGCAGGAGGTCAGGAACTTTACAAAAAGGCTGATCAATTGCATCAAGCCGAAAAGACTTTATTCTCGTCCAAGGGCATTAAATCAATCTTTGGTGATATTGATCCTAATGGAGTTCAGACTGGTACACCTTTTGAGAATATTCCTCAAAAACTTAACAGTATTCCCAAAGATGAATGGGCACACATATTTGATACTGCTGACAAGATATCCAAAGGAAAGATTGACGGCCCAATTAATAAAGAGACTGGATTGCCTAACTGGAGTATTGAAGTCCCAGAGGAAGTAAGGCAAAATGCTGAAAGGGCAAAAGCTGAGATTAAGGGCGCAATTGCTAGAGAAATCTACGAAAAAGGCTCAAAAAGGGCAGGAGTTTGGAATCAAAACGATGTGACTTCCATTCTTAATGCAAGAGCCGAAAAGATTAAGCATGCGTTTGATCCAGAGGAAATTAAGGCTTTTCACACTTTAAATGTTGGTGGTCAAATCATGCCTGGGGTTCATGGGTATGAAGGCGCAGGGTTACAAGAGCAAAGACTTGGGATGCTTGCAAGTCATGCTCCAAAGATAGGTGCTGCAACTGGTGCAAGTATTGGATCTGTATTAGGCCCAACTGGTACGGCAGTAGGTGGTTATTTAGGTCAAAGAGCAGGAACTGCATTTGAGCAAAGTTCACTTGAAAAGGCTTTAAATAAAGCAGCGACTGAGACACAAAAAGAGATGAAAAAGAACGCACAAAAAGCTAGTATTTTGAATCTCAGAGAGAACAAAAAGGATTGATATATGAGTGGAATAATCCCAAACGGTAGGCAACAATTCTTTAATTCCAATGGTGGCCCATTGGCAGGGGGATTTGTCTATTACTACATCCCAGGCACAACAACATTTAAAAACACCTATCAGGATGATACTTTAACAACTCTCAACACCAATCCTATTGTTCTCGATGGAATTGGAAGTTGCCAGGCTTACGGTTCAGGCTCTTACCGTCAGCAAGTCTATGATGTGAATATGAATCTGATCTGGGATGTTCAGACAGATGCGCCCCAATCTTTCTCATTTTCTGATTACACGATATCGGAATCTAACAGTAAGCTATTTTTCTATTTCCAAGGCACTCCGATAGCTTCCTTGGATCAGTACGGAAACTGGAAGACTCTTGGATCTGTATATAGTGCAACAACCCCATAAGGAACGAACATGGCAGGAACAACAATCGGGGCAAATGGCATATTACTGAGTAACTGGACAACGGCTACAAGACCAACCAGTCCGGTTCTCGGTCAGATGGGATACAACTCCACTATTTTTAACGTAGAGACTTGGAACGGTGTTAGATGGGCGCAAGGTGGAGGATCTGGTACTGGTGGGGGATCGGATACAGTATTTGTTGAAAATGGTCAAACTGTAACTACTTCTTATACAATACCAACAGGATATAACGCAAGTAGTACCGGCCCGATCACAATCAATTCTGGCGCAACAATAACAATTCCTAGCGGTAGTCGTTGGGTAATTTTGTAGAGGAAATTAATTATGAGTTATGGATCAGGTTTAATGGATGTAGTTCAGTCAAGTACGACTGGCACACCTACACAATTTAATGATGGGTCGGGTACGCAAGTTGGTACGCTTTGCAGGGCTTGGGTAAGTTTTGTAGGATCAACTGCAGCAATTAATGCTTCTTTTAATGTTTCAAGTATTACAAGAGCAGGAACAGGAGCATATACTGTAAATTTTACTAATGTTTTATCTGATACAAATTATTCAACTTTAGGAACTTGTACAGGCAGAGGTGGTTCAGGAAGTCCAACAAGTAACTTATCAATTGGTTATGGGTCTGCTTCAACATCAAATGCAAATGGAACATACTCTACTTCTGCGGTTCAAATTTATGTGCAAAGTAGTACTGGTAGCACAACAGATGCTCCAACTGTAAGTATTGCAGTCTTCAGATAAGGATAAAACAAAATGACTTCAATCATAAATGCCTCACCCTCTAATGGGATAACACAGACTGCCGATGGTTCAGGTCAAATTAAATTGCAAGCTAATGGGGTTACTACTAATGCTTTGGCTTGGGTAAACTTTAACGGTACATCTTCAGGAACAATTACACCAAAAGCAAACTACAACGTAAGTTCTGTTACAAAAAATGGTACTGGAGATTATGTTTTAAATTTTACAAATCCTTTATCTGATGCAAATTATTCAGCAGTTAGTAGTTCTGGAAGAAATGGAACAGGTACTGGTGGTTATTTGTCTTTGGTTGGAGACAGATTAGCACCAACCACAACTACACTTCAAGTTTATACAATCACTACTTCAGGTGGTGTAACTGATGCATCTTATGTAGCAGTAGCAATTTTTGGAAACTAAAAGGAAACAATCATGTCACAAGTAATCGTATATACAAACACAAGCGGAAATGTCTCGGTTTGCGTCCCTACTGGCGAACTACCAATTCAAACCGTCTTAGTTAAAGATTGTCCTGCCGGTGCGGTAATCGTTGATGATTCAACACTACCCCAAGGCGATGATGCTTTATTCTTTAACGCATGGACACTAAGCGGAACAACTGTAACAGTTGACATGACCAAAGCTAAAACAGAAGCTACAAATCAGTTAAACGCAATGGCTTATGCTGAAGTACAACACAGAGCAAACAAAGCAGGTATTGGACTTAGTAACGTGATGGCAGACTCTGATTGGACTACCGCACTCACAACGGCTAGATCAGCAATTACTGCATCTACAACAACCGCACAACTTGTCGCTGCAATTGCACCAGTTCAGTCTGCTATTACTGCTAACGCATAAGGGGTTACTATGGCTATCGTCCTTGATGGTTCAAACGCTAATACGGTTGGCATACCTAACCTTGGCACTGCTCAGGCATCCACTTCGGGAACGGCAATAACTTTTACTGGTATTCCTAGTGGAGTTAAGCGTATTACTGTGATGTTTAGTGGAGTTTCCACAAATGGATCAAGTAATTATCAAGTTCAAATCGGATCAGGTTCTGTTACATCTTCTGGTTATAACTGCGGATTTACTTATTTAAGTTCTGCGGTAACAACTGCAAATGCAACAAGTGGATTTGTAATAGCTAACCCTGCGGGAGCAGCGGTAACTTTTAGTGGACAAATGATTTTAGCTTTAATTTCTGGTAATACTTGGACTTCATCTCATGTTATGGGTGAAACAGATGCTGCAAGAACAATGATTGGGGGCGGTGTTTCTCCTGCTCTTTCTGGAGTTCTTGATCGAGTAGTAATTACAACCGTCAACGGAATAGACACATTTGACGCAGGATCAATCAACATTCAATACGAGTAAATCATGGCAGAAATAGACCCAAATGTACTGAAAGAAGTTGCGAAAGAAGCCTTAAAAGAATGGCTAAACGATCAATTTGCTGCCTTTGGTAAGTTTACTTTAGGTGGATTAATGTCCGCAGCGTTTGCCGGTCTAGTCTATCTTTGGTTGGCCTCGCATGGTTGGGTTATCTCTAAGTAGGTGCAATCATAGATCCTTTTACTTTAGCGATGATGGCTCTCGGTGCGGTTAAATCGGGAGTTGCTTTTTACAAGGAAGCTAAATCAGTCGGTAAAGAGGCAATTGGGGTTATTACTGAGATCGCAGACGGTCTTGGTTCTTTTTTTGAACATCAAGAAAAGGCAATTGAGTATGCAAAAGAAATTGAGAAAAACCCGCCTAAAAACAAAAGTCTTCAAGCCATTGCCCTTGACAACGTACTTAGACGAAAAAGACTTGAACAAGCCGAGGCAGACCTCAGAACAATGCTTACATGGGAAGCCCCTCCAGAATTAGGATCACTTTGGGCAGACTTCCAAGAGGAACGATCTAAGCTAATGGCAGACAAGTCTAAGTTTGACAAAGCGCAAAAAAAAAGGACGAACAAGAACGCATACAACTTCAGTCTGATAGAGAAGATTTCCAGTTTAAGGTTGCAATTTGTATCGCAGTGCTTGTCTTTACACTCACTTGTTTTAGTTTGATGTATTACATTCGACAAGATTATCAGGAAAGTCTCAAAGGGGACAGAGCGCATATTGAGTTTAAAAGAAAATTTCAGGCTAACTCGGTTGAGATGGAATGTTTAAAGATTTTTCAAGAAACAGGATTTCTACCTAAATACTGCCCATGATAGGACTGAACCAAACATCTTCTACAAACGACTCTGACGATACAGGGTGGTTAAACTCCAAATGGAGACCTTGTATGGGTTGGATGTATATGGTTGTCTGTTTCTGTGATTTTGTGATATTTCCGGTGTTTTGGTCACTCGTTCAGATTTACGGTAAGGGGAAGGTTGATGACCAATGGAATCCGTTGACTTTGCAAGGCGCAGGATTCTTTCACTTGGCAATGGGTGCGGTTCTTGGAATAACCTCATTTGGCAGATCTCAAGAGAAAATGACGGCAATGACTACACCTACAACTTCAAAATGATCTATTACAACCTGATATTTTCACTACTTATAGCTATTCTTTCCGCGGGGGGAGGATGGTATATAGAGCACCTTAGATATGATGCTTTAGAAGCTGAGTATCAGGTATTTAAGGATCAAGTTGCTACTAAGGGTGAAATAGCTCAAGAGCAAGTAAAAACCGAAGTTGTAGAGCAAAAATCAATTACCCAAGGAGTTGTATCAAATGAAAAAGCTAAGTTGGCTCTTGTTGATAGTTATTATGCAGGGTTGCGCATCAAAGCCCCAGGTGATACCGGTAGCAGTTCAGTGCCCCAAGTTTCCATCTCCTCCAGAGGAATTGATGTCATCCCCAAAGACACAATATCTATTGAACACGATTGCGCCAGTGAAACAGTGAAATTGATGGCTTTGCAAGATTGGATTAGACAACAAAGTGAGTTGAAATAATGGAATATTCAAAAGACGGATTAAAGCTGACCGAACGATTTGAAGGATGTAGGCTTGAAGCCTACCCTGATCCTGGAACTGGTGGTGATCCTTGGACAATTGGTTATGGTCACACAGGAAAAGATGTATTTCAATCCCTTGTAATAACTCAAGAATACGCTGAAAAACTGCTCTTAGAGGACGTTCAGAAGGCAGTAGCTAATGTCAATGCTCACCTTAAAATAGAAGTCACACAAGAGGAATTTGACGCATTGGTGGACTTTGCTTTTAACTGTGGTTGCGGTAACTTGGATAGCTCTACTTTACTTAAAAAAGTAAATGAGGGTGACCATGAAGGCGCAGCAGATGAGTTTTTGAAATGGGACCGGTCTGGAGGTCATGTTATGGCAGGACTGCTCAAGCGTAGACAAGCGGAGGCAGCGTTATTTTTATCGGATCTATCGAAATGAACGATATAGCAGATGACGCACATTACACCGAGGAAATGCACAGGGAATCAGCACTGAACGCAATCAGGCAAAGGGAAAAGGCAAAGTACACCGGATTTTGCTTAACTTGCAACGATACTGCTTTGCCAAATTCTCAATTTTGCTCTAAAGATTGCCAGGAAGACCAAGAATTAATTATCAGGATTGGTCGAATAAAAGGAAAAGTAAATTAATAACTTAGGATTTTGTCGTATTTCTTACTTTGTTCTATCTTTGCATCATAGCCTTTGTGCCAGGCTTTCTGCCAAGTTTCGTAATTACTTTCAACATAAGGCTTATCAGTCTTTAGAAAATCAATAGCTTCTTGCACCTCTTTCCATTTGTGGTGACTGCTTTTGTCTAAGAATTTCTGTATTCTTTCTATTGCTTCATCTCTAGTCATTCTTGTCCCCTTGCACGAATAGCTTTAGCTAATGGAACTCTAATATTGTTTGGATATTCAGGCAATTCTAATGATTCACATATCTTTGCACATTCCTCACGTTCTTTTAATATTGCTTTTTCAATCATTTGTTTTTCATATTCAGTCCAATCACCTTTTGACTCAATACGATTCCAAAATTCCTCACGTTCTTTTTCTGCTATTAGTTTGGCAAAGGCTTCAATATCTTTGTAAAGTAATGACATATCGGATAAACTTTTTCTATCGTAATGGTTCATCCAATAATCAGCTTTTTTTCTAGCAATCTCAGTTACTTCTTCTTTAGTCATCAAATATATACTCCAAAACTCATTGCTTCACAATCAGAAATATCATTCTTGTACCATTTTCTTTTTTTTAAATTTCGAGACTTTAATAAAAGTGCATTGTCAATTCTTTGACTCATACTGCACAAAACATCATCCTGTTTTGGTGAGCAATATCCTTGTTTTTCCACATTTGTAGCAAACTTTTCCCAACCGTACCCTGCTTTTTTACATATTTTAATCATGCACAATTGTTGTTCAGTAAAATTAATTTCTTTAGTCATCATAAACTCCTACTAAGTAAAGAAAGAAAATAAACGCACCAGTTGAGACTAACCCTGCAAGCATTATTATTGATGCAAAAATAATAGAATCAATTAGTGCGTCCATTTTTACTCCGATCAAAAGGGTACGTCTGAGTCCATGTCATCAAAGCCCGATCCAGTATTGGAAGGTTTTTGATTACTTTGTGGATGTTTAGCGGAATCTTTCTCCCCTCCAAGCATGCGGATTGTGTCTGCTTTGATATGGTGGGAAGTTTTTTCGATACCATTCTTATCCGTATATTTCTGGGTTACAAGCGAACCCTGAATAAATAGCATTTTCCCACTTTTAATGTACTTTTCACAGATTTCAGCCAACTTTCCAAAAGCGGTGATATTGTGCCACTCGGTCTTGGTTTTAAGATCCCCAGACTTGTCTTTCCACTTCTCCGAAGTAGCTACAGAGAAGTTAGCTACTAAGTCCCCTGAAGGCAAAGCTCGGATCTCTGGATCTTTCCCACAATTACCGATAATTTGAATTTGGTTGAACATTGTTTCCCCTTTCTAGTTCGTCTGCTAAAGTTCGGTATTGAGCCGAGTTAAATAAATACATCCAGTGAAGTACATCATGTTTTTCAAACTGGTCAAAAGCTAGAACCATGTAATACCACTCTAAATGCCTTAATTCGTAGTAATTTAAATGTTTATTTGTGTCCATTTTTAGTCTGCCAAAATTGAAGTAAGTTAGTGAACATTAACCAACCTTTTTTAAGGTCTTCCTCCGTCCATTTGTGGAGGACAACTAAACCAGGTACGGTGCGAGATACAAAAGCATTGGCACACTCGGCATGCGGAAGTCTCAAACCCATGCGGTAAGCTGCAAGTTGCATTAAGTGCTCGTCATAGCCAACAATCTTGTCATCCTTGTCAAATTCCTTGGTCTTAACGTCAATCACAACTCCATGCCCTGCGGTGGTATGTAAGTCGGTCTTTCCTCCAAATCCAAGCTCATTAGCAAAGCTCATCTCAGGAATCCAAGTTTGCCGTCCATAATTCTCGGTGATCAAATCCTCAAAAGATTGAACGTGATCAGGGTGATTACCGTAGCCTTTGCCCTCAAAGTATCCCTGAATGGACGCATGGATTTCAGTACCTCGGTTAGCTGCCTCTTTGCCCTCCTCCTTGGAGTCTTGCATAATTCGGCTAATCCAGTCCTCCTCGGACTCGTCTGGACGCTTTGGCAGGGTTAGTGCAGCCATTAGAACCTGGCGTTGAATCCAAATGTTTAAAGCCGGTTTAGCTGCGACATTAAGGATTGTTGTAACACTTGGAACTAGAGATAAAGTCCTGGCATCTCTAAGGGTAGTATTGCGTTCTTTGCCGTTTTTACCGATTACGGTGTACATTGGATTACCCAGACGGTCATACCAATGTTGTGACTCGGAAGCTCTGATTTCGTTTTGTGTTGTCATTATTTAGCCCCTAATTTTGTCTTCATTTGATCTTTAGCTTTTACCGTAGCAGACTTGTACATTTCGTTATTCACGCAATATTTGTAAGCTACTTTAAAAGCCTTTTCTAGTTCGTCTAAGTCCTGGCAGTCTCCGATAGCGGTGACCAGATCGGCAGCTACAGATTCGTTGAATTCGGGTTGTTGAACATTTGTTATACGCTTTGGTGTTACTTGATGGGTATGAGCATCTGCATCATTGTCCCCCTCGGTAGGGATTGCAAAGGCTTGAAATGCAGCGTATTTATATGCAGCACTCATAGCTTTATTAGTTGCTTTATCTCCTGAATCCATTGCCTCACCAAAGGTTTTGACAGTATGCTTAGATCCATCTTCTGCAGCTACAAAGTCAAATTCGGCTTCTACGGTTACATAAAAAAGCGGTTTTCCTGCTGCGCTGATTCGTTCATCACAAATTCTGGTCAACATCCTGGGAAGAATACAAAGTCCATGTTCAGCCAATAAAGGCGAAATAGCGTTGTAAACATCGTCAATTCCCCTGAATTTGTAAGTAGCCCCCTGAGAGTTTGTGCGGTCTTTGGCAATGCCACTTTTAGATAAAGCTAATTGAATAGCGTTGATTGCTTTATAAACTTTCATACCTGTGCCCCTGTTAAATATCCAATAATAAATACGCAAATAATGATGCAAGCGTAAACAACTAATTTATCTTCTTTCTCCATTATTTGATCTCCTTAAGTGGTGGATATAAAGCATCAAGCTCAAGTCTGCGAACAAACTTGATTAATTCAGCCTGAGAAGTTATTTTGTGTCCAGTGTAGTCATGGACTAGATTTAGGACTGATACGATACCGTCTTGGTATCCATCACGGTAGTAATCCAAATTGGATTTTGAGGGGAGATTTTTATTTTCCATCTTCAGTTTTCCTTAGTTAAAAATGACGTACAGGTTTGTAGCGTCTGGGATTGAGTATATACTTTAATCGACACACTTTTGATGGATTTTGCAAAAAAATATTAAAAATGTTGGATTTTGTCCATTTTTGTGGCTATACTTTACATTATGGACATTAACAAAGCAATTGAATTGGCAGGATCGCAAAGCAACCTTTCTAGGCTTTTAGGGGTATCTAGGGGCGCAGTTTTCAACTGGACTTTAAAAGGTTTGCCTAAAATGCGAATTTGGCAATTGAAAGTGTTGCGTCCAGAATGGTTTGAAATAATCGTGTAGAATTTGTTTAAACACGGCTAGGGTAGCTCCCAAAAAGACGATTCGTTACCGTCCTGCCGACATTGTTTTAGTAACGGCAACCAATTAACGTAAGGTTTACATGGCAACATTAACTCTTAAAAAAGCCAAGCCTATTGGCGAAATTCCACTTTCAAATCTTGATGGGAAATTTGTCGTTATGCGACAGTCTCGCCATGTCAGATCATTTAGATTTACCTGCTACATGGATACGCATGAACAAGCTATGCGTGAAGCTAATAGGTTAACCAAAGCAAATCAAACTGAGCGTTATCTTGTACTTCAAGTACAAGGTTGGGCTGATTGGGAGATTTGATGCACTATTACAAATTTAATATTGCCGATTATCGAAAAGATACGGTACATCTAAATACTGTGGAACATGGTATTTATCGTCAACTTATTGATTGGTATTATTTGGATGAAAAACCTATCCCAAAAGAAACCGAAACGGTTATTAGGCGGTTACGTTTGGGTTCTGATGAGCAAAAATATTTAGACATAATTCTCAAAGAATTTTTTAAAAATACATCCAAAGGATATGTACATACAAGAATTGAAGTTGATATTCATGGTTATCAAGAAAATTCTGATAAAAACAGAGCCAACGGAAAGCTAGGAGGTAGGCCAAAGAAAACCCAGTCGGTTATTTCTGGGTTATTAAATGAAAGCGAATCAAAAGGCAACCATAAACCATTAACCATAAACCAAGAACCATTAACCAATATAAATACTATACAGGCGGGAAACAAGTTCCCCCCTTGTCCTAGTCAGCAGATTTTGGAATTATGGAAAAAGCATTTACCTCATTTACCTCAACCTAGAACATGGGAAGGTAGTAGGCAGTCGAATCTTAAAAATCGGTGGATACAAGCAAGTAAAAATTCAGATTATTCTGATGGTTACACAAATTTAGAAGAAGGCATACATTGGTGGGATTCCTTTTTTGAGTACATTGCTAAGGATACAAAACTGGCAATTGGGTTTGAAAGCAAGGATAGAACTTGGAAGCCAGATTTGGAATGGGTGGTAAATGCAAGCAATTTTCAAAAAATTATTGATGGGAAATATAACAAATGAGTTTTAAAAAATCAGAAACACAATCCGATGACCAAAAAATAGTATTTGGTTTTTGTTCAAAATGTTTGTCTAAAGTATTAAATGAGGAATTGATTAAATTTGGAACAACTTGTGAGTCTTGTTTTAATGCTTATTGTCAAGAATTGAGTCCTTACGATCCTTTATATAAAAAATATGATGGAGATCCTAAAGGTTGGGCCAAACGAATAATTGATAGGCATAAATCTGGTGAAAAAGTCAGACCAATTTCATTAAAATTTGCAGAGGAAGCATTGAGGTCGCTTTATGTTTAAAACTATTTGGCAACCAGTCCCAAGGTGGGATATACCAATCAAAGAATTAGACCGAGCAAAGTATCCTATCAGACGTGATGAGTTTAAAAGGGTCAGACCGGTAAAAGACGGTAGATCAAACAGTGGAACTAGACCCAAGCCTGAAATGCGAATTTGGATGTTTGAAAATGTTTGACTGGGATGCAGAGTATGAATCAATCGTCAAGTTTTATGCTCAGTTAGCACTAAGACCAGGATGGAGAGAATATACAAGAGGGATTGTAAAAGAGAAAATGCAAACCGAGCCAATATTTAAAAACTTAGGGAGGGATGTAGGAAACAGAATCAAAGAGTTAGAAAGTGTAAGTTTATTAACAACTAAGGAAAATTGAAGATGAAATCACAAAACGAACAAATATTAAATTATTTACAAAAAGGTAAGTCGATAACCGCAATGGATGCTTTTAGGCTATTTGGATGCTTTAGATTGGCAGCGAGGATCAGAGATTTAAAAGATGATGGTAAAAAAATAGTCTCCTCAAGAAAACACGTTAAAAACCAATTTGGAAAAGACGTAATCGTTGCAGTTTATTCATTAAAGGCTTAATCATGAAATATTTACTTATACTTTTAATTCTTGCAGGATGTTCGACAACTCCTGCACCGGTTCAATACGCTAACCCTCCAATAGTTCCTATTGTCCTTGACCCCAAGGTGCAGCAGATGAGCAGGGAAGAAGTAATCTCGGCTACGATCCAATGCGAGAATTCAGGTCTTAGGGCAGTGCCGGTATTCTCTAAAAGATTGGTAAGCGGATACTTAACGGATATTGTGATTGATTTGCAATGTCTACCTAAGCGTAATATTTTTGATGGGAAATTCTAATGAACGCAAAAAAAGCAAAAGCACTCAGAAAATCATTAAGAGAAAACAACATTGACGTTTCTGATCAAACTTATGAGACAGATGTAAGGCGAGTTGGCAAACAAACTCAACTTAAAAAAGAATCAGGTCGATCAATGTACCAAATGCTAAAGAAGACAATGTATGAGTACGGACAAAAGAATATTCGTTCTCAGCCACTCTGAGGCAAGGAAAAGGGCTAAAGAGTTTGTTTCAGTAGCTCCCGAGGGTTGGGTTGTAGAGTGCAAGCCTATGACCCGATCTTTGGAGCAAAATAGCAAACTTTGGGCATCTTTGGCAGACATTGCTAAACAAGTAGTCTGGCATGGAAGGAAACTTAGCGCAGAGGATTGGAAACACATATTTTCGTCTGCAATTAAAAAACAAGAGGTTGTACCAAACATTGACGGAACTGGGTTTGTAGTTTTAGGTCAATCAACTTCTAAAATGAACAAAAGCGAGATGAGCGAACTGTTGGAGTTGATCATGGCTTTTGGTGCTGAACATAACGTAAAATTTGAGGATGATTATGCCGAGGTCGAAAAGTGAGATTACAGGATCAAAAGTAAACATTGGTTTGAGAATGACTGAAAATCAGCGAGATATGTTTAAGGCACTTGGGGGAATCCAATGGTTGAGAAACTATTTGGATAGGCAGATCAGATCAGAGGAAATACAACTTGGAATAAATAAGGAAGAACGAAAATGAATGTAGAAATAGAATTTTTAGAATGGGTACATCCAATAGCAGGGGTTACTAAAGTCGAAGTTGAAGGTGGTAAACCTTTGGTGCTTAAAGCAAAGATTAAAAAAGAATGGTTAGAGTTAACGCCAACACAAGTTAAATTGTTATATGAAGGTGTACGAGAAGAAGCGATTAAAAGTGGTGAATCACTAAATTGGGTTTTTTATACTCACATAAACGCAGCATTGAAAGAAAAAAACATATGACTAAAGAAGTAATGAACTGGAACAATAAGATTGGCGGTAAAAAAGCGGAAAGAATACCTTGTCCTGATGGTATTGAAGGGTGCTTAGTTGCTCACTACAAGGTTATTGAAGAACAAACCAATCAAGAGCAGGGTGAGCATGTGGTTGGAACAAAAACTTGGTTTGAAGACGACAAATTTGTCACACAAAATTTGTATTACAGCGATGTTTATACCAAACCACAACAACGCAAGCCTCTGACGGATGAGCAGATATTGCATATTGTTAGCACCCATGTTGGTGAAATAAGCCCAAGTTACCCACTGGACAATTCTGATTGGATTAACTTTGCCCATGCAATTGAATCCGCTCATGGCATAAAGGAGTAACACATGACTAAAGAAGAAAACAATTTTGGTTGTAAAACACACCCAGATGCACCACATGGATTTGTCCGTAATGCTAGTCATAGTGAAGATAGATATGTATGTGAATGTGAGTTTTGGGAGCCTCCAGAGCAAGATGAGCCTGTGGGAAAGTTTGCAAAGTTTAACGATGGTATTTGGCGAGAAGTTACAGTTGGTTCTTCTGGAGTGCCTCTCTATACTCACCCTAAAGAATGGGTAGGGTTAACAGATGAGGAAATAGACGAATGTGATTGGGGTCAATCTGAGCGAGACCATGCCAGAGCAATAGAAGCTAAATTAAAGGAAAAAAATGCCTAAATTACCTCCTTACGACACCGGCAAGATAAAGATTGGATGCAGATACGACCCTCCACTAAGAGATCAATACAACCCAGATCAAGACTGGATACAGGAATGGCTACTAGGAATTGAGAAAGATTGGTTTGAAAAGACTGAAAACTTGATTGAGTATGCAATTTACATCATTGTCATTTATTCAGTTTTAACTTTACTGGGAAGACCGTAAAATGAGAATTGGGAGGTTAACAAGGCACTCCAGGATGTTGTACTTAGGGAATTTTCCTTGTTTCTGCCCTAACTCGCTGAACAACCAAATGGACTCCCAATGACTAAATGCAAGGTTTGCAGGGCAGAATTCACAAAACGAAGCATGACTCACAAGGCATGTAGTCCAGAATGTAGCCTAATCCTTGTCAATCAAGCCAAGGAGAAGGAAAAGGCTAAGGTTGAGAGACTAGATAGGGTAAAGACGAAAAAAGCCTTGGAGATCCTAAAAACTCGATCAGACTGGATGAAGGATGCTCAAAAGGTATTCAACGAGTTTATTCGGGAGCGAGACAAAGCCGAACCCTGCATTTCCTGCCAAAGATTTCATCAAGGTCAGTATCATGCCGGACACTTCGTTTCGGTGGGTTCTAGGCCAAATCTGAGGTTTGACGAGCAAAATGTCCATCGTCAATGCGCCCCATGCAACAATCATCTTTCTGGCAACATCATCCACTACCGGATGAATCTCATTGAAAAATTGGGAGTTGAGGCAGTTGTCAGGCTAGAAACGGACTTTGAGCCTAAAAAATATACGATTGACGATCTAAAAGAAATTATTACAATTTACCGAAAAAAGGTTAAAATGTTAAAAGCCGAGTGTCATTGACAAAATTTCAGATTTTGTGATAATTCGGTAATCTGATCAGATAAATCCCTATTAGGAGTACCGAAAATGGCAAAAATGGAATATGAAAGCGATGCAGCAAAAGACAAGATGGGCAAATCAGGCTTAAAAGATCCTGGTCACCTCCAAGTAGCTGCGAACTATGCAACAGAGTGCAGAGACGGCACAAAAGCCTATATCCGTCCTCCAATGGGGCCAAAGAAAGAGCCAAACTTGACCAACGGAGTTCCAATGCTCCCACAAAAGAATATTAATTCTGGTAACAAGTAATGGCTACAAAAGTCGCTAAAAAGGTTGAGGTTCTTTCCATGCCGAGCCGAGATATGGCTCAAGAAAAGAAATGGCAAGCAGAATCTGACCTTAGAACGCTTCAGCAAGCAAGAGAAATAGAGGCAAGTCGGTCAAGAATGTCTGCTGCAAAGCGGATCGCTGACGAGCAGATGAAGGCTCTTTCTAAGATTAAATTGAAAAAATAGGGGTAGATTATGGGACACATAGCTTTAGGTGTAGCATTTGAAGACATGAACCTAATAGGTTCACAAGCCATTGCAGCCGACAACTCAACTGGTCAACTTGGTTACAGAGTTGGTTATAGCGGAACAATACCTTCGGTAACACAAGCCACAAGCAAGTCTACAGGCGTGACAATCAACAACGCTTTGGGTAAGATTGTGATGAATAACGCTGCTTTAGCTGCATCTGCTGCGGTTAAATTTACAGTTACCAACTCATTAGTGACTGCTGGTGATGTCCCAATTGTGGTAATTGCATCTGGTGGTACTTCAGGCGATTATTCGATTGATTGCTCCGCAGTTGGCACAGGATCATTTGACATTACTTTACAAAACATCTCCGCAGGATCACTTTCTGAGGCAGTTGTTGTAAGTTTTGCACTAATACAAGCGATTGCACTGTAATCATGGGCAATTCCCAAGCAATAGGGGTAGCTTATTCTGACCAAAACATCATTGGTGCGGACATAGTTTCTGCAAATAATGTGTTTGCAATTGGGCAGATAGGCTACGCAGCAGGGAATTATTCAACTGTTACACAAACAAACAACAAGAATACTGCGGTAACGATCAACACTCCTTCAGGGTCAATTGTTACGGCAAATTCACAACTCGCACCGGCAGCTCAAGGTGTTTTTGTTGTAAATTGTTCAGCAGTAAGCGCAAAAGACACCGTAGTTGCAAGTGTTGCAAGCGGTGGAACTCTTGGAGCGTACAACGTATTTGTCGCAGCAATAGCAAGTGGTCAGTTTACGATTGTGATCAAAAACTCAACCAACAACGCTTATTCTGAGGCAATTCAGATCAATTATGCTATTTTGCATACCCAAGGATAAAAATGCTTAAAAAATCAGCATCAAAGAAGGCTTTTAAAGAGAACGTGAAAACGGAAATCAAAGAAGGCCGTCCAGTTAAGCAAGCCGTTGCAATTGCCTATTCTGAAAAGCGTGAAGCTGAAAAGAAAAAAAAGAAAAAGTGAGCAGGGCAAACGTCACTATTGACATAGATGACGAAACTCAAAAGGTAAACATCACTTTAATCGGTGATGGCTACGCTTTAGTCATTGCTCATGACTGGCTTATAGTTTTAAAGCAGTTTGGATTAGAAGTAACAATAGATCAACAACCTCAGACAATAAACTAAAATGCCCTCCTTGCAAGACTTATTAGATTCAGATAAGCCTTATTTTGGTAATCCAAACATTGCCAAGCAGGGACAAAAAAGCACAAAATTAGCTCAATTGAGGGATGTAAACACTTTACCAGACCCTAAAACATACGCATTTATTAAAGGATTAACTGGGACTGCTCCCGATGAAATGGGATTTAGCGTATTACATCCAGACGCTGCAAACATTAAAAATTCAGGTGAAGCGGGGTATGCTTTAAGTTTAATATCGCAATTAGCTCCTTTGATACCTAAATATGCAAGTATTGCAGGAAATGCAATTAATGATGCAATGGTTTATGGTGAAGGTAAATTAGCTAAAG